TTTTTAATTTTAATTATTTTCGGGTCAAGTACGATTAATTCGTTCGTGTTATCTATCAAATCATAACCTTTCGTTCTAAGGTACTTGTGAGTATTTTTTTCGTTATGGATTATATTTTTGGATTTCATTTCTGGGAATATTTTTGACCTTACATCTGTCATTGAAATTGGATTATTTGATTCTAAATCACAAGTTATTGTTGCATCTGAACCGTAGACTTGATGTAAGGAACCTTTTTGTCCTTTTGCGTCAAAAAACAACGCACCTCTATCCGGTAACCTAAATCCACTTTTCATGATAGAATCAGCAGATTGTTTGGTTGTACCGTGAGTTACGTTTTTATAAATTTTTTGTTCGCTTAAAAGATTTCTTAACTTAATCATTTCTTATAATTATCCGAGTTATTCAACAATTAATCTTCCACCCAAAGGAGAATCGCCCACACGAATATTATTTGGATTTACTTCCCAAATACTTACTACTGGTCCCCCATCAATTGTATATGGGCTATCTATATTTATCCCTGCACCTATTAATTTTGTACCAGCGAACCTTGATCTGTTTTCTACTGCACCACATTCTTCTGAATACTGGTATCCGGTGCATTCAAGGCTTCTCGAATAATACCAACCATACGACATTGATACAGCGGTGTACCAGTTTTGTTCGTAACGGGTTTGAAAGGTTCCTGAACTTGAATAATGGAAGATTACTTTCTTATAACAGCAGTTTAACCTTTCGCTGTCTATGTAACTTTGAGTAGGTGTTTGGCTACCAGAAAACGGATTAGGAATCATCGGAATTTCACCCATGTATCCACCTTTTGAACTGGTATGGTGACAACTGCTTCCGGTTAGCCAAAACGGTTGTTTAATTGAACCTGTTACATATTTGTATTTTGCATCTAACCTTGGGGCAGCAGAAGCACTTGTTTCATATCCTAAGTTTTCACCGGATGAACTTGGTGGAATATTAGGAATAGTTTTTTCATATCCTAAGTTTTCAATCGAAGGTCGCTTAGTAACGATTGCCTTTGGAATGTGAAGATTATCCGATTCTAATAATACACCTGCAATTAAATCCGCACGACCGGGAACCAATTGTTTTATTTGTTCGAAGAAGGTATAATCATATAACGCCAATAAACGAATCATCGCGTTTATGTCATATCGCTGTTGGTATTTACGGAAATACTCGTGACTGAACCTTTGTAGTTCTGAATACCCTTCGGTAAATTCATATTCAGGGTCACCAATCCATTTATCTAAGTCAGCATATCCAGAATGGTTATAAATTTCATTGTTGACTTGATCTGATGGGGCAAAAACAACTGCCAATCTGTTGGTATCAAATCCACTTTTATCAAATGAACCTTTGGATGCTCTTGTTTCAGGGTTTAAATCGCGACTTAAAACCGAATCTTCAAACCGAATCTTTTCACTTCTAAGGACGTTTCCACCCAATGACGGCACATACACATAATAAGTTTCGTTTTTGGAAATATATTGTTGTGCTTGTGTACCTGTCCAACCTTTGAACGAAGCAGTCGTGTCAAACGAAGCAACCCTATTCGGGTGTGAGCTTGAAACTTGTAAGTAGGTCGAATGATCCCAACGTTGCTGATCCAATCCCAAAGGAAAATATCGGAACAAATCATAAAATGAACTTGTTTCAGTATTAGAATTATAGGCCGAAGGGTTCAATACATGACTATTGAAAACCGCTTCTTCTAATACAGAAAAATACTCCTTATATCCATCTATTTGCCCAACGAACCTTGAACTGTTTGAACCAGTCGTACCACCCAATAAAATAATGTTTTGGCTGCCAGTTGCCCAAGCAGAACCAACATTAAAACTTCCTGACCAAGCAAGTGAACTTGAATGGGAAAATCTTCCGTAAAGAGAATCGTTTGCCCGTTTCACTTCTAAGAAAATAGAACCTGATGTTTGGATGGAAGAAGTAGTCCAAATTCGTACTGACCAACTATCATCATCAAATAATGGAAGGTATCCTGTTTGGACTGAACTAGAAATGAACGTAGAGCCACTTAATTGCGCCTGTGTTAAACGCAAATAACCATAAGCCCAACTACCACTGTATGAAGAAGTTTGATGCGCTCTGGTGTGAATTAATTGCAAATTAGAAAGAACCTTTGACCGTTCATTTCCTTTTTCAATTACCCATAATGATTGGGAAATACTTGAAGAATATTCAGTGTTGAACCTAAATACGATTGTATCAGGAACCCGTTCAGTTCCAGCCCAACTTCCACTTGTAGGAGGAATTGACCTTCGGTTCATTTCAATCCAATTAGAACCAGTAAAATTGGCCTTATAAATGAACCTGTCTTCGATTAAAGTCGGTTTACCTTCATTTGGACTTGGGCCGCCGTATTCCTTGATTGAAATCAACGTTTGGGGGATACCGTAAATCGCCATTAATGCTTTTAATGACCTTGGGGTTCCTTTTGTCTTTAACAGGTAAGGAAGGTTATTTACGATTCTTCGCCAAATTTGATGGGTCTGATTTTCAGTAGAAAGTTGAAACATCGAACCTGTATTATCAAACGATCCACTTTGGTTCAATCCCAACTTATATGTCCATAAATCACTTAATTGTCTGGTATTTTGAAGTTCCCAACCAAATCCTTTCGCAACTGACCATAATAATTCATTAGGAGTGCCACGTTCAGGATGTTCGTCCCGTTCGTGAATTTGGGTAAGCGCATTTATATAACTGTAAATTACATCATAGTGGTGGCCGATCATATCAACGAATTTGACATAATCACTATTTCCCGGCTCCATTATCACGTGTTCTGGAATTGCCCACCAAAGACGGTTTAAATTCGTCTGATCATATGCGCTGGCACTTGTCAGAAGGTTATTATACCATGTCTGCGCAATGGAAGAACTTAGGGTGTAATTCTGCCAACTTCCAGAAACGATTCGTTTTGGAAACGGTGAAAGGGAACCAGTAAGGTCATGTGTAAATAAAGAAGCCGTAGAACTGAAATACATCCAACGTTCCCACGGATCAAAATTAGAAGTAACATCATCAATTCGTTTCTGGTTGATGCTTATAGAACTACTTACAAATACCGTATTTGAAGCAGTTGAATTTAGAAGCAACGCGATTGAAGATGAATATTCTTCTACCTTACTAACCTTGTAATTGAAATTCTTTACTCTTGTTTCTGCTGAACTATAAAAAATAAAGTTATTGAAATCGGTATAATCGATATTTAACTTTACTTGACCTGAACCTGAAAGCGTACTTTCAATGATTCGTTGTTGACTATTTAAGTTTGTATTTAAAAGTTCATCCCAATTCTGAAAGTCGGTTTCATTGGATGAATACATGGAAGTATCCAAGTCAAAGTTTGGACCTTTGATATAATTAAGGGTTCCTTGACTTAATTGCTGACTTAGAACAATCGTATCGATATAAGGGTCAATTGCTTCAAATTGAACCCATGCACGTTGTTTTTCATTTACCTCATCAAAGATGGGTAAATAAAATTTTACGTAAAAACTTTCACCTTCAAATCTTACATTGACAATCTTCTGGACTTGGTTAAATCCAAAGTTAACCACCAAGTTATTTAAGGTTCCTGCATCAATAAAGGTCTGAACCTTTGATTGAAATCCAGAAAGACCACTTACAAATTTCTTATCGACTTGAAAATGAATTTCAGTTCGATCAGGACTAATTTCCTTAACGAGCAAAGGTTCGTTACCATAACCACCCCACAACTCTTGAAATAAGTTTAAGGCAATTATGTACGAACCTCGTTGGATATTGGCCTCCTTAAAGACCTTTCCAATATCAATCAGTAACGAATTAGTATAAGCATCGTGAAGCGTATAGCCAGCATTATGGTTGCCGGAAATATAATCACCGTAAAAGGAATAAATGTGAACTTCACTGACTTGGTTTTCAGTTATCTTAGGATCGATCGGAACTAATATCTGATCGTCTAAAATTTCTAAATCTTCCCTTGTCCACAACTGTCCAGTCGTAGAACGATTCGTCGAAAGAATCGAATTTTTATTTATGTAACGGTCAAGTGAAATAATTCACCTCTCTCTTATTTAGTTCTGTTTTTATTAATAAGTTCTTGTTTAATCCAATTCTTACCGACAGGATTTGTAACTGGTTTTTGAATAAATCTACCAATAGCTTTTGAAATATCCGAGCTTATCGTAGAATTATCGGAATTATCAACGATAATCGTATTCATCATACCAAATAATCGTTGTAAGTCACCTAAGTTTTTTTGCGAGTTATGCCACATATCTGATAATAAATCTTCCGGAATTGTCCTATCACGTTGTTGATTGCGACGTTTAGCTGTTTCTAAATCGGTATTAACATAAATCATCATACAATCGTATCCAATATCTTCAAGTTTAACTTTCAGTGCTTTGGTAGATGCTATATTTTTACCAGTTCCTTCCAACACCATCCCAATCCGACCAGCTATATAATTGCTTTCGGTTTTAGTTTCAACGTCTTTGGCCCTAGCACGAATTGGATCAACTACTTTTGAATAATTTACTGGGTCTTCTTTTGAAAGTGAATCCAAATCCGATGGATTTATAGATGCTTGTCGAAGCAGCTTTTCAAAAACAGGATCAGGGTTTACTAATTTAAGCCCATGACGGGAAAAGGTGGTTTTGGATGAAATTCCAAATAATTGTTTAATTACGTGAGATTTTCCAGAGCCGGGGCCACCAATTAAAAAGATAGCTTTCAGGATTCCGGGATCATATACACCTTCATTTAAAGAAATTTCATTCAATAATTTCGATGTATGTAAATATCCAAGTGTCCACGTCTTGTCATCCATACCAGTCTGAATCTTGGACAATATCTGATCTGCTTCATGTCCATCTATTTCAGTTTCTTTACCGGAGAGATTTTTAACTTTTATAACTGGGTAATAATAATTAATCTTAATAGACCAACCCCGATCTATTAATTTTTTCCCTATTTGTTCTTCCGGAGTCGAACCTTCGTTCAACATTTTAATGAGTTTCGATATTTTCATAATTTATTCCAAAGGTAAATACTTTTATCCAGTTTACCAAATTTATTTTTTAGTTAACGCTGTAATTTCTCCGTCCAATCCATATTCAATTTGCCAGCCCTTTGAATTTAATTTCATATTTAAGGCTTTTAAAGTTTTATAAGCGTCAGAACCATTTTCAATTTGTTCACCAGCAGTATCAATTAAGCCTTTAATTATATTCGGTGCGGATTCGTATTGTTGAAGATATTCAGATTCATCATCTGATTCTTTAATGTTGCGGATTTCTTTCATGATTGATTTTATTTTCATGTTATTCCTATTTTGTTGCGTTTAAAATTGCTAATTCTGCTGCTGCCTTCGCTGCATTTGCTTCTGCTATTGCGGCTTCACTTGCCGCTTGTGCTGCTGCTGCCTGTGCTTGCGCCGCTTCTGCGGCTGCTTTATCGGCTGCTGCTTGGGCTTTAACCGCATCTATTTGTTGTGTGGCTGCTGCCTTTGCACCTTCGGCTAATGCTGCACCGGATTTAACTGATCCTTCCAATCCTTTCAATAATTCAAAGTTGGTTTGATCTTTCATATCTTCGTTCCAAGCCGAACCTTTATCTGGAATTGCTTCCATAAATTCTTCGATTTCTTCACATTGGTTTTCTTGAACAATCCTGACCGAAAGGAGGTTTTGGTTCCGTTCAAACAACATCACTTCCAACGTCTTATAATTAGGAATTAATTTTTTCTTTCCTTCTTCGATTATCCAATAAACATAATTTTCTTTTGATTGAGGTGTTGAATCCTTTGAAACGCACCTAAAAATGGTTCCTTCTGGCAACGAAAACAAATCAGGAGGAATCACTTCAAACGGAACGAAGAACGTAAAATCGGTTTCCAAATAATCTTTAATGTTTTGGTCTGAAACGACTGTTTTGTTCGGGACAAAATTCAAATATAACTTTTCCTTTTCGACTGGAACAATATAAGCGTTTGAACCATTACGTTCGGATAACGGATAACTTTCTGCGTCAATTTGACTTTGAGGTTTGTATTCAAAGGTTTGACCTGCTACCGGAATAACATATTTGACCAACGTAGCGTTGCTACTGGCTAAATCCGAATAAATGATATTTGAAAGTGAAACTGTCATTATACTGATTTAATCCAATTTCGATCAAATTCGATTTTATTAATAATACTTCCATCAGTTAGTTCAATTGAACCGGATTTACGAATAGATTTAACAGTAAACACTCGATTAGACAATTTTTTTCTAACCTTATCACCTTTATTCAATTCTATATTTTCCTTCAACACCTTCTTAATCATTTCTTCGAGTTTTTTCTTGTTTGTCATTTCAATAATTCCTACGTAATTTAAAAATGAAATTTTGGTCATCCACTCTAATCGTATCTCCACCATCAAAAGTTGATTTAAAAACAAACTTGTAATATCGCTCGGAAAGTAAACTGGACATATCAGCTTTAAAATAATTTCCTTGTGAATCGCAACTAATCAAGGTTCCTGACGGATGAAATGGAATTATTACTTCATCTGTTACCACGTCTTGGATTTGATAATACGAATTAATTGGAAGTCTTTTATTACCTAAGTAAACAGAAGAAGTTGCGTATGTTTGGGCAGGGAACCTTTCTCTTATTTTCAACCGAACCTTTGGCTTTTCTGTTTCGGCATAACTATCCCGTAAATTAGAACAGTTCAATACAAAATCATCGCCCGAAATTTCAGCAAATGAACTGGTTCCAGAATGATCTACGTCGTTCCAATATGCTTCTAATCTTGGAAGATAAATGGTATGGGTGTTCATCGAAAAGAACTGAGTCAATCCAAATGAACTTGAATTAAATTCGTCGTAATCGCTTAACTTTAAAATAAACCCGTTATTTGCGATCGAACCTGATAGCCATTGATTTACGATGGAAGTCACGTTCATTCGAATATCTGGTGAATCAAAATTAAAACTTTGACTTCCAAACGAACTGGTGTACCAGATTCCACCATGAACAATTGACCCATAAGAAGCAGTTACAGTTGATTGAAGGCTTGATGTTTCCCATGTTCTTCCATCTAACTTGCTATGCCTGTATTTCCACGAAACACCATCAGTTGAAATTGGATTTGAATTTACAAACCCTTTTCCATTTGTCCATGATCCTGAAACCGGATAAGCCCAAATCGTATATTCATTCGGAAGGTTAATTGCTTCGGTCGAACGTAAGGTCAGGAAATATTCAGCGTTGGATTGGGAAGGAAGAAATTGATTAATGTCAAACTTAATCAGGATTCGTGAATTATAAGTTTCAGCGTAAGAAACAGTTATATCACCCTCAATAGAAGGTTCACCCTGAGCAGACTTGCCCAAATCAAGAATTTGATCATTTCCCGCGTTTTTGGTTGGGAATTGGCTGTAAATTACTGAATCTGATATTGGGTAGATTGTTTTGAACACTTATAACATTCCTTTTTCGATAAAATAACCGATGACATCAAAACTGTCAGCAGTTAAATAGTCTCGCTTACTTATGTTTTCACTTACCTTTAAATATCGGAGGTTCACAATATTTCCAATTATTTCAGGTGGAAGGTTATTATCGAACCCAAATTTAATTGAAATAATGTGATCCAGATGGAAGGAACCTTTGCCTCTATACTTATAATTATCCAGTTGGTACAAAGGTTCCTTTCTGGTATATTTCATTACCTGCTTTCTGTATTCCTTTAACCTTTGCTTGTATATGTCACGAGTGTACTCAAAATTCAAGTCATGGATTCCCCATTGTTCATTTTAAAACGTTTCATGCCTGCTTTCCATGCAGCATACGCAATTGATTCCTTACTTCCATAAATAGCCGATTTGCCTGCTAATCCCTGAATAAAAGCAACATTGTCAGCAGAAGTTCTTTTAATTGTTTCAATGTCAACTTCCAAAAAGAAATTGTAAACCTTTTTCTGTCTATCAGTCATTTGAATTGATAAATTTAACAACATCAACCATTGCTTTATAAACGGCTTCAAAATAAGATTCACAGTTACTTTTTTCTGGAAAATTGGGATCAAAACAATGATAAATGAAACCAAGATTTCCATTCATTGCAATATCCATCGAAACCGTAGTTTTACCCATTGAAAATCTGTCAATTCTAACTTCATTATTTGCTGACTTTTTTGATGAAAAATCGCCAAATGATCTAACCTTATCAACTAGCATCATTAAATTATTCCAGTCCAACCAGTTCATTTCACCGATAATTAATTCATCGTTTCCTTCAAATACTTTTCGATTTGAAATAATAGGATCATAAGTCAAATAAAGACCATATTCAATCATTTGTTCATACCAAACGTCTCCTTGTTCATCCCATCGATATAAAATAGTATTTGGATATTCTTTATAACCCAAAAATTCTGCCAAAAGACAATCTTCCTGAATCTTTTCATATTCTTCAAGAGTTGGTATAGGCATCCAATCAGGTTCATTTTTATATGAATTTAAGTATTCTTCAAATGTAAGTTTCATTTTTAGCTGATTTTAATTCTTTCTTTAAACATTTCTACGGTTTCATCGTATTTTCCGTCTGGCTGCAAAACCGAAAAACTTGACCAGTAAACTTTCCCCTGAACCTTTGGATAACTTTCAAGTTCCCGCTTGATTTGACGTTTGATGAAATCAAAATCTTGGCGATCAAAAAACGCATCAATTCTAGGTTCGTTGATTTGGCGGCTATTCAAATAAAAGTCAATTCGAATGGTAGTCATTGAAATAGAAGTTTTTAAAAGTAAATGGTTGTTTTTCTTTCTTGATACTGCAAAGATATATCTAACTTCTATTTCAATCTGTTAATGAAAGGTTAAACCGAGAGAGTTCTGACGCGCACATCGCGTTTTTTATGCTTAATTTCAAAAATTGAGAAGTCTACGGAAGGGTACAACACGCCATTCCGAATCGCATTATCGACCGGATAAACATTCCCCGAATATCCTTGATTCATATCAATTTCATTCTTAAATTTGACAGAAACGATCGATTGAACACCTTGAATTCCATCTAGCATAGAAGTTAAGTTTGAAATAATTATTGGAGCATTGGGCTGCATACGGTCATTATCGAACCATTCGATGGCCTTTTCCAACACCCGAAGATTAACTTCATTTGAATTTTCACCGGGTCTTGTAATTATTTCGATGTCAACTGAAAGGTTAATGATGTAAATGTCCCGAATATTAATAGCATCCGTTAATAACCGATATTGACGAAGGTATTGCCTTAAATTTTCTTTTATCGCCTCGTTACAAACAACGAAGTTTTTATTAGCGTCATAACTCAAAACGCCTAAGTTCATCGTGTAAGGATTAGGAACCCTTGTTGCGTCCCAGTTATGAATTTGGGTATCAGTGTCAACGATTACCTTACAAACACTTCCATATTTAGCTGGCATAGCAAAACATCTAAGGACATAATCTTCTTTGGTTACAGCCCTATTTTGAGCAGCAAAATTGGCAATGGCTTCCTGACGAATGTTTTCAAGTGGTTTACGGTTTTGACCACCGTATGCAGCATTTGGATTGTTAATCGTTAGCGAATCTTGGATCGTAGTTAAAACAGTTGAATCGATAACATCCGTTGGATTTGCGATTGAACTTTGAACTATCCGTGTAATCGTATTTGCATTTACGTTTTCATTGATCCCGTTAGCAGTTGCATATTGGAACGTAAGGCTTGTATTTTGCGGTGTAGAGCCATAAGTTTTCGTGTAAAGGAAATTCATAGGGTCGATGGATAAATCGCCCACACGTTCAAAATAATTCAATCCTAAGCCAACATTCATAGGGTTAGGAATAATTTCTTCGTCGGCTTCGCTTGACATTCCACCGCCAAACTGAATTTCAAGAAAATCATCCTTTCTTAACCTTGTTACAAACCTGTTTTCGGTTTGCTTGTATGCAAGGATGTATGGAGCAGAATCCCGATACTGACTTAATACCTGATCGTTATACGGGACATTTCTAATCGAAACAGGAATAGTATCTTGGGCAAGATATTGGGTTTCATACCAAATATTATTGTCCGAATCAACAACAGACAAAATTTCTGTTATGTTTGTTTCAGGAATTACAATTTTATCGTATTGTTTTGGGTCAGTAAAAGTATAAGTTCTTGTTTGGATTTGACCTGAAACTGCTTTTACCTTTTTGCGAAGCAAATAGAACTCGACTTCACCCGTAGGCAAAACCGAGTACGCAGTTACAGTAGTTGGATCGTAACTTGAACTAAATCTGAAATCGACAGCATCTTTCGTATAAAAGAAAATTGCGTCGGTATCAGTAGTTGATACTTGCATATTTCCTTCTATGTAAAGGGCATATCTGAAATCTGGTTTGGTATTGTTACCTGAACCTACGGATGGAACCAATTGAAATACATCCAATTCAACAGAAGCCGGAACGGTTGTTCTAGGTTTGTAGCCAAGACTTTGAGCAAGGTTCAAAAGGTTAATCCGTTCTTCTGCATGGTACAAAAGTGACTCGCCTAACTGCGCGTCCAGATAAAAAGACAATGAATCGCCCAAGTATGACACCATTTCGAGCAATGCCATCTGGGGACTCGATTCGTTGAAATCTCCAAATTGATTTGGAAAATATACTTTCAAAAAATTTATCAATGCAAGTCTATTTTGCGCAAAATCTTTTTGAAGATATTTTACTTGCTTTTTATTGTTCATACTTCATCTGCTCGCGGTTTGGTTATAATCACAAATCTACCTAATTCTACAAGTTGTTTATATTTTTTCCATCTAATATTAAACGATTGGCACAACTCAGTTATGGATTTATAAATTATTTTAGTTTCATTATCTAATATAGATATACCATGCCTATCTTGTTTAAGTTTATTTCTAACTTCTGAATTATCCATCCGTTCTTTAATTAATTGGGATTGTTTTAATTTCCATTCGGCTGAACGTTTTTTTCCGAAATTACTATTTTTATCGCCACTTTGATTTCTATTTGGCTGTTTTATTTTATAGCCTCTTGGACCAATCTTTCTACCTTTAAGTGGACTAACTTTTCCAAAACATGGATGATTTTCACCCGATAATACAGTTTGATTTTTAATTATCAATGCTATGGTTTCTGGGCTATGTTTTTTACCAAACATCATATTCCCATCTCCCGAAAGTAATTGGCGCATTTCTTCATTGGCATTAATCCAAAAATCGGAACCATCAAAATTAATATCAGTTCCATATTTTTTACGAAGCAATCGTTTTGTATTTGCAACAACATATTTAGCAGAACATAAATTTTTGTGTCGTTCAATAGTTCCCACATCAAAACAATGAGCTAAAACAACATGTGAATTATAATGATCTTCGCAACTCAATGGTATCAAATTTTGAATCTTATTCGTTCCCTTCATAAATTTAGGAAGGATATGATGCTTTTGAGTAAATAAATCGCCATAATCTTTCTGACTACATTCAATCAGGAAATTATGATAAGTTTCAAATTGAATTAAGTCATAACCTTTTTCTTCAAATTCGATTAATAAATTACATTGTTCATTCTGATTGTTGTTTGGTTGATTCATTTAGATGCCTTATCGTTTTTAGTAAAAGTTTATCAACGAAGTCATTGGCCTTTAATGAATGTTCCTTGCAATACTTCATGATTTCACCATGAGTAAGTTGACTTACTAAAAACGTTTTGACTTTGTTGGTTTCCATATTACTATAAGTATCTAAAATTTTTATAAAAAGTTTAATGTTTATTTTAAAGATTATGGTTGTTTGAATTGCCTTGTTTCATTCAACTATATAACTAACCCTTCCTTGGTTTTGAAATAATGTAATATTTTTATTTGCTCCACGTTCAGTAGCAGAAAATGTTATATTTATTTGTATGGAATTTTCCGAATCTGTACCCTCAACTGAATCTGAATTTGCGTGAATATTTATGGCATGATTGACAATATATGGAAGCCATATAGCAGATTGTTGACGAATTATAAATTCTATTTCAGTTAATAATCCGTCAGTGATAGGCTGAAAGAGAAATTGCTGGATAAAAATTCCATACGTAGGATGGTAAAATCGTTCACCCGGTTTAGTCAGCAGCAAATTAATGTAATTGGTAACAGCTTGTTCTTCTGTTGACCTTGACATATTAAAAAAGCCACCATTAGATGAACCATTCCCGTTTGTCGGAAAACGAATTCCAATATATCCTTGTTCATTTTGATCTTCTGGGTAATATTTTACTGGCAAAATTGAACCTTTTTATTTATTTTTCATCTTAGCTGCCCAATCTTTCACGATTTGTTTGATTTGCTCCGGATTATCTGTTTTTCCGACTGCTTTAACTAATGCTTCAATTGCTTGGGCAGTTTCGATTGTTTCGGGCAATGTTAAATGAGTCATTCCCGGAACCCCACGACTATTTTCATATAAATTCAAAGACCAATAGGGGGTTTTCATAAACGTTCCACGTCTGAACACGACTGCTAATGGTTTTGGAACATCCCGAAGTCGTGCGTCTTCACCATCCCATGTCATTCCAAGTTTTTTAGTCAAATACAGTATCATATCTGCCCGCTTAAAAACTTTTGAAACCGACGTTCCTTTAAATTTTTCTAGTTTTACTTTTGGGAAAGAAAGTTCTGGTGAATTTAAAACATCATGATTTTGAGTAGTTGTCCAGTCGCGTTGGGTAATTTTCAATTTTTTATTGTTGTAAAACCCATAAGCAGTTACACCGAGCGGAAAACTTATATTTCCGGCTCCTGAACCCAATGAAGATGTTCTTCGCGCATCTGTTGCACTGCAATATAATTGAAGTATAAATATTATACTTCTATCTGGATTAGAAAATTGCACTTCAAATGACGCATGATATGCATATTTTTCATTTGTAGTCGGGTATTCTTTAACAATTTTATGGGTAAATATTTCGCTGTAAATCGAATTGAAATATTTTACAAACGATGAATAATCAATTTTAGATTTCAAAATTTCCAAAATTTGCAGCGAAAGTTTATTTGTATCCTCCCGATCGCTGCGCCACGCATCCATTGAATTTGAACTTACAGATTGTTTCTTTAAAAGTTCATACGCATCGTTTACATCGCGCATCGCTTCATTACTTCCACCTTTATCTGGATGGGCGGTCAATGCTGCTTTTCTAAACGCTAATTTTAATTTACCCTCATCACCTAAGTCGGATTTGGAAAAATCTAGTACCTTTAATGCTTGGTCAAAAGTTATTTCGAATAGTAGTTTTTTTAATTTCATTTACAACTCCATTGCGCCTGAATTATCACTGCTAACACCGGCGTTACCTACTGATTTACCACCAGTAGCTTTAATAGCATTTTTAAGCGCAGATAATTGGGAAGAAGTCAATTTAAAATTCATATTATCGCCTCTACTCAAATGAATAGAAGCCGCATTATTAATATTTTTGCGGTTCATTATTCCTTCACCAGTAGATAAGTTTAAACGACCGAACCTTTTGTCGGACTGAATATGAATTCTAATGTCACCAGCGTTCATAGGGTAAACCGTAAATTCTTGCGGAATTTTCATTCCTTCGACTTTCATATCAAAGTCAAGGGTTCCCATGATATTACGCTTCATGTTAGAAATCTTGACAGTTTCAACTTCATCGTTTTCTTTAAGAAACTTTCGGATGAACCGTTCGATCAGATGTTTGTTTTTCAAAAATATTCCCTCTGTTTAATTAATTTTATCCAGAAACGACAAATCTTCATCGTCGTCATCTGCTGAACTATAATTATCATCTTCCATGCGCGAAAGAATTTGATTTCTAAAATCTTGTTTTGATTTTTCGTTGTTGGAACCTTTACCCCCGTCCATTCGTTGAACCAACGTACTATAATCGCGATTCATCGCTTCAACTACTGCTTTCGGAGCGTTAATTGGTTGTCCGGTTTCGGTAGTAGGAACATTAATAATATCTTCTTCATGTTCAAACGCATCCAAATAACTGGAACCTTCGTTTGGAATAGGTTCGACCGAATTCAACATTTCGTTCAAAAGTGGGTTTGAAGATAGACGTTTCTTAGGACGTTGATCGACCTGATATTTCTGCCTGAATGATTTTTGAGTTTCGACAAGTTTATCGGGGGACTTTGAAGGTTGACTTTGGGTACGTTTCATTTCAGAAAGAAGTTCCCGCTTCATTCCTTGCATTTCTTCCCTGATTGCTTTCTTGCAATGAAGAATGATTGTTGCTAATTCTTTTGTTGTCAT